AGCTTGCTTGGCAAACGAGTTGAATTCTTCTGGAGTTATATATCCATTATTATCCTTGTTAATAATAGACATCACAGTATTGCGGACAGAATTAATCATTGTATGTATTTATTTTCAATACCTTCATTATGCAAAAATAAGCATAATTTTCGGTATGCTTTTTCTTCGTCATCAAAGATTCCAATATACTTTTGTTTGCCATTAATATATACTTGAGCCCTCCATTTATGGTGTCCTTTATCCCATGTTACATTAGGATATTTGCTGCTTTTTTTATACATAAGGCTTCGATGTGAATAATTCTCTCTAAATGAAACTATTTCTAAATTAGATAAATTATTATTCAACTTATTGCCATCAATGTGATTTACAGACATGCCTTTATGTTTGCCCCAGAAACTTTCAGAAACAATCTTGTGGACCTTTTTAGCTAATCTGATGTAATTTTTACACAATTGTAAATAAAGATATCCATCGTTTGTTTTTCTTGGCTTTAATACCCTTTTATTAAATTTAGATATATTTCTTATTCTACCCAAATTGCTTACTTCATGTGTTTCCTCATACCCTAATACAGGAACCCATAATTCATTTTCCATAATAAAAATAGGTCTTACTAAATCCACCGCATCTCACCTCGGTTTCATTAATAAGACCATTTATGTTTTTAAGTTACGTATTGTGAGATGGTAACTACATGACAAAGATATAAAAAAAGGAGGACTTTTGTCCTCCCTTAGTTTTACTTCATTTTCTTTTCAATCATTTTATACAACTCGATACCATCATCACTTTGTAGATAAGACACAAGCAATTTAACTGGATCTTCACCAAAAGGAATACCCATTAATTTTTTCTTATTTTCTGTGAAGTTAAAGTAGATATCTCTGTTATTATTCTTAATTAAGAATAATCCATCTTGCAATGCTTTAGCAGCAATGTTACGTAAACGCAATTCAGGATCATCTAAGATGTCTAAGAATTCTTTCGCATTGTTACGAGCATACAATAAGATGTCTCTGTTTAATTCTTCGCTAGACAATTTATCTACACGAGCACCAAGTAGAATACGACCGATAGCTTCTTTAGTAGCTAAGTCTAAATTACGAGCTGCGTTCAACGCATCCATTTGAACATAAATCCAATCGATTTGCTCAGATGCATCTTTCTTAGTATCAATCTCTTCATACAATACACCACTCTCTGGGTGATATGCTAAGAACCTTTGTAATACTTGATTGGTTTTTGGTACAGTTAGTAGGCCATCTTCAAAGATAATTGGCTCTAAGATAGCGTGGCCATCTTGCTCATCTTCAAATGGAGACTTTTGATTTATTGCGTAACGCAATGGACGATTCTGTCCTGTTTGATCATCGAACCATAATAGTGGCTTACGAGAAGTATTTCTCGAAGACAACATAAAGGTCATTGGGAATGATTTTCTTTTAAGGACATACATCTTGTCCTCGATAGTTAGCTTTGACATTTGATTATAATTTAATTTTTAAAAAGAAATAAGGGGAGGATTTCTCCTCCCCAATATTTTACTAAGCTTCGAACAAGAAGAAGTTATTCGCACCAAGTGTACATAAAGCACGCTCAGATAAGAAGTTAACCTCCATTGCATCTAGATCGCTAGTTTGAGCACCACCAGCAGAACCTGTGATCCAAGTCTTGTAGCGACGATCTTCAGTCTCAGAAGCACGGTAACGAACGTGTAAGAACGGACGTTTAGCGTTTTTGCCTAAGATTTGATCGTAAACTGTAGTAGAACCTGCAGGTACCAAGATACCGTTGATTGCTCCACCTACGATTCCTCCACGAAGAGTTGCATCGTTCAAGTATTTCCAGTCAGTCTTGTAGAAGTCATAACCACGCTTGAAACCTTTGAAACCTAAGTTCAAAGCCATGTTCTCATCGTTGTTAAACAAACCGTAAGAAGTACCGTTAGTACCGTAAGAGTTCTGAGAAGCTAACATATCATCGATATCGAATGAGAAGTTACGGTTCAAGAAAATTACGTTCTCTTGGATAGAACCCTGCTTGTCAAGACGTTGGATGATTGAATCGAAATCTGACAAAGTAGATGGGTTACCACCTGACCATACGTTACCACGAGTAGCAACTGCATCAAATAAACCTTCAGTACCAGCAGCACCAGGTTGTACTTGAGAAGCAGCAACTGTCAAGTAAGCCAAAGCACCTGAACTAGCTTCTGCAGGAACACCTTCAACCATTGACATCTCTAAGTAATCTTCGAAACGTAAACGAGTCTCGTGCTCAGATTTGATGTACCATAAGTATCCTGTAGCACCATTCTCAGAAGTTACTTCAACCCATCCGATTTGAGCCATATCAGAACCAGATACTGAGTACTTGTCCTTGATGATGATAGGCTTGTTTTCGAAGAAGATGTCTTCTGATTCTAATGAACCAACCATTCCAGTAGATCCTTTAGTGAATTCAGAACCGTAAACGAAAGCAGTAGAAGCTGTAGAAGCTGCGATTGTTTGTCCACCACCTGCGTAGTAAGCTACAGTAAATGTATCATTAGCAGAGTTTACTGCAGTAATAACAGCTTTGTCAGATGCAGAACCAGCGTTAGCTGATAAGAATACAGTTTGGTTAACACGGAAGTTAACAGTTACGTTAGAGTCGTTAACTGTCCAAGTAGCTGTGTCAGCTCCTGGAACTGCAGTTGTTGTTACGTTAACGTACTTTGTGTGTAAACGTCCTTGCTCTGCCCACTTAATTAAGTCAGAGTTAGACGGCATCTCTGCTCCTACTAAACGTAAGAAAGATGCAATAGAGCGATTACCATAACGCTCGAATTCTTTCTCGTAAGTATCTGGAAGATACTGATTCATGAAGTCGAAGTTGGTAATGTAGTTGGTAGGCAATGTTGCCTTTACCGCTGAGGGTTGTAATTGAAAACCCGGGGAAGCTTGAACTGATCCAGCCATTGTTTAAAAAATTAGTTTTGGTTTTAAAATTATTTAATCCGGAGTCTATTACCGTGATCATTATCCAAAGCCGTTACCTTAAAACCTCCTTTATCAATTGGTTGTCCTGTTGTACGAACAGATCCCATGTCAATATTCTTGCTTTGTTTAGCAGATTGATCAATTGCATCAGATTTACCTTGTTCGTAAAAGAATTTTGCAAAAGAATCAGGGTTCATGGCTACAGCTATCGTCTTATGATAAGCTTTAGCATCCTTGATATATCCTTTTTCATCGACAAAGTTGCCAAAGAATTTGGAGATATCCATTTGTTTGTTTTTTAAGTCCTCAGCATTCGATGGCTTCCAAGACACATCCTTATCTCCAATACCGAATTTGAAACCTTCAAATTCATTAGAGAATAATTCATTAGTCTTTTGCACAAAGAATTCAGATTTCTTTGATTGCTCCTGCTGTTGAGCAGAAGCGTTACTCATATATTCCTTATAAGATCTCAAAGCCTCTTGGTCTTCGGAAGAGACAGATGATATACCATTCGACTCGAGTGGTGCTCTGTACTTTTCTTTTTGTTCCTCGAAATACTTTGTTGCCTTAGTAAGTTCTTTTTTAAATGCAAGTTTTTTCTTTTTGATGTCACGTTCGTCATCTAAATCCTCATCGTACCCAAAACGATCTGACATTTCATATTGAATATCTTCATCGTCTAACTCTGGGCTTATCTCCTTAAGGTATGTAGCTAATAAACGCTCAGGCTTCTCGTTTGAGAAATCCTGGTTAACACGATAGAAGTCTTCTAGTCCACGACCTGTTTCTCTCTTGAAACGATAAAAAGCTTCAACGTCATCAGGAAGTAATTCCTTCTGAGGCTCAACAGGTGTAAACAAATCATCTAAAGAGTTAGCCTCTCTATTATACTTGCTTTTCAAATATGAAAGAACGTCTTCATCGCCAAATGATGACTGAGGAGTTGATTGCTCTTCTCCCGATCCTAATGCTGTGTCGGGTTCAGCAGATAGATCAACTTTAACTTCTTCAGATGTTTCGAACTGCTCGACACCTGTTTTTTCCTCATGTACTTTAAGCAGAGTCTCTTCTACTTCTTGGACAGACTTCTCTTCAAAGTCTACCAGTTTTACTTGAAAATTTTCCATTATTATTTAATTTAATTTGCACAAAAGTAGTAATAAATTTTATCTTGGATTAAACTGCTCTAAACTGAAGCCATCAAGTGAATCTTCCTCAGACTCAAAGCTCATTGCAGGTAAGTCTTTTTGACGTTGTTCAATCAATTTAGATTGCTGTGTTGCCTGTAACTTTGTTCTTTCATCCTTAGCTTTTTCTTTATCCATATCAAGCTGCTTAATCTTCTCAACCTCCATGCCTTTAAGTTGCATGTTGTAATTAAACTCAACGCTCATTAACTGCTCTTTAATTTGAGCCTCTGCCTGCATACGCTGAATATCAAACTGCATCTGAGCTTGAGCCAATTGAGCCTTTGCCTGAGATTCTGCTTGTACTTTTTGTAATGCCGCTTGAGCAGATGCTTGAGATGATTGAATGTTTCCTTGAGTTTGCATTTGTATTTTAGCTTGCTCATTCTTCATGTCATCTTGTTGCTTCTTCTTCCGCTTTAATTTAAGCAATTCGTTAGCTAACTTAAGATTCTTCATCTGACGAATATCAATAGCATCTTCTAGACTAATTTGATCCCGTTGCATAGCAACTTGGATATTAGCCTCTAACTGAGCCTTCTCTTCTTCATCAGGGGCAACCTCAATAAATACACCAAAATCGTGTAAGTACAAGTCTTTGATTTCATCTAATACACCAACTGCATATTTACCAATTTGCATTACAAACTCTTCTTTAAAATCAGAGTACTCTAAAATGTCTGCAATTCGGCAAGATAGGGCTTCCGATAAACGCTTAGTAATAAACAAGCTGCCTTCTAAAATATGACGAGTTGCTGTATTTGAATTAAGAGCCGCAAGTTTCTGTACACCTACCAATGCATCAGGGTTTGGAGTTGATGCATCTCTAGCTTCATTTAACCCGGTAACATCCCTGATCATTGATAGGTACTGATTGTATGC